GAAAGTTCGCGGGATGGCTGAGTTCGAAGCTCACGTAGCTTCGGGAGAAGAGACATCATGGCGGTCACCGCCCCCCTGACACTGGCCAATGTGGATGGTGCGCTGCTGCCGCGCACCATCACGGCTCCGATCTTCGAGAAGTCCGTCGAGGCGAGCGCGGTCATGCAGCTCGCGCGCCCGGCTCCGCTGGCTTTGGACGCGACGACGTCCGTGCCGATCCCGATGGACGTTCCGGTCGCCGACTGGGTTGGCCAGGCTGCGAAGAAGCCGCTGTCCACGGGCGGCGTCGACGTGAAGCAGATGCAGGCCAAGAAGGTCGCGGTGCTGATTCCGGTCGCGATGGAGGTCGCGAAGACCAACGCGGGCGGCCTGTACGACCAGTTGCAGAAGGACCTGCCGACGGCGTTCGCCCGCGCTTTCGACCACGCGACGATCCACGGCAAGACGATGAAGGGTGCAACCGGACCCTTCACCGAGTACCTCGCCGCGACCACGAACTCGGTGGCGCTCGGCACGGCCGCGCAGGCCGACGGTGGCATCTGGGCGGACTTCGTCAACGGCATGGCCGAGGTCGTCGACGACGACTGGGACTACACCGGAACGGTCGCAGACCACCGTCTGAAGCCGTCCCTGCTGCTGGCCACGGACACCACGGGCCGGCCGATCCTGGTGGACACACAGACGCCGGGCACGAACATGGCGGCGGCGGGCACGCTGATCGGTGAGCCGCTGGCGTACTCGCGGTCGGTGTCGGGGAAGCAGCGCCGGCAGTCCACGTCGACCGACACCGGGCTGCGGGCGATCGGCGGCGACTGGAGCCAGGCGGCCTACGGCGTGGGCATGGACATCACGGTGCGAATCTCCGACCAGGCCACCTACGTGGATGAGGAGGGCGGCGTCCACTCCGCGTTCCAGGAGAACCTCGTGCTCATCCTCGCCGAGGCGTACTACGGGTTCGTCCTCGGTGACGTGGATGCGTTCGTGAAGTTCACCGGCACCCCTTCGGGGTCCTGATGGCCAGGGCTGTCCCGGCTTCCGCGCCGGGCGGGGCAGCCAAGCCCCTGAGGATCGTCGCCCGGGTCCACGCCATGCCCCCGGAGCACAATGCGGGCGCCGAGCACATGCTCGTGTCGATGCTGCGTCCTTTGGTGGAGCGCGGGCACGACGTGTCGGTGTGGTTGGGACGCTACGGCAGGGCCCACCAGGAGTACGAGTACCACGGGATCCGGGTGTTGCCGTTGGAGTCGCGCCTGGACTTCCCGTCTGCGGTGCGGCGGGCGGACGTTCTGCTCGCCCATCTGGAGACGGTGCCGCCGACGGCGTCGCTGGCCCGCGGGTATGGGAAGCGGCTGGTGGTGGTCTGCCACAACACGCACCGTCCGACGTTCCGGGATATGGCTGCTGGCGGAACCTCGCTGGCGGTCTACAACAGCCTGTGGATGGAGCGGGAGGCGGAGCTGTTCTTCGCCGAGTACCCGAAGTCGATCCGGCCCGAGTCGTCGATGATTGTGCGTCCGCCGGTGTTCGCCGACGAGTACGCGACGAAGCCTGGGAAGGCTGTCACGTTGGTCAACTGCAATCCGGAGAAGGGCGGCAAGGTTCTCAGGGCCTTGGCCGAACGCATGCCGGATCAGCAGTTCCTCGCCGTGAAGGGCGCCTACGGCGAGCAGATCCTTCCGGATCTGCCGAACGTCGAGGTCGTCGAGCACGTGCCCGGTGAGGACATGCGAGAGAGGGTGTATGCCCGCACTCGTGTCCTGCTGATGCCTTCGTCCTACGAGTCGTGGGGACGGGCCGGCTGCGAGGCGCTGGCCTCCGGTATCCCCGTCATCGCCCACCCGACACCTGGGCTGTGCGAGTCGCTCGGCGAGGCCGGGATCTTCGTGGACCGCAACGATGTGGCCGGCTACGAGGCGGTGCTGCGGAAACTGAAGACGCCGGCCGAGTACCGGCTGGCGTCGAAGCGTGCGAAGGCCCGCTCGGTGGAGCTCGATCCTGCCACCGATCTGACGGCCTGGTGTTCCGCCCTGGAGTCGATGGCCTGAGAGGAGGCACGCGATGGCGTTCGTGGCTCCCACCGTTGAGCAACTCGGTCTATACCTCGGGCTCGATGAGATCGACGGCGATCGTGCGGACCTGCTGATCGCGTCGGCGATCTCGCTGTGCCAGACGGTCGTCAAGCCGCTGCCCGAGGGTGCGGAGGCGGTGGTTCTGTCGGTTGCGGGCCGCGCCTACGTGAATCCACAGCAGGTGTCCTACGAGACGATCGGCCCGATGTCGGTGCAGCGCCCGCAGGGTTCTGGCGGCCTGTACCTGACGAAGTCTGACAAGTCGGCGCTGAAGTCTCTGGCCGGCCGTGGAGGCGCGTTCACCGTGGACCCGACGCCGTCGACTGCGGACCCGTCGCCTACCTGGCCGCTCGATGATGTGACGGGCTGGGCTGAGGACTATGAGGCGGGTTGGGGGTATCCCTGATGCCTGCCCCGTTTCCGTTCGGCGAGACGGTGCGGATTCTGCGGACCGGTGAGTCTCCGGGGCGTGGGCCGCGGGGGCAGCCGCTTCCGGGCCCGGACGAGTCGTTCGATCTGGGCGGCTGCGTGGTGACCCCGCGGGCGGAGACGCCTCAGGTGGGCGGCTCACAGCAGCAGGGCCGCGACACCGTCATCGTCGGCTGGACCGTGTACGCCCCGCCAGGGACGGCGCTGCGGACCACAGACAAGGCCGTGGTCCGCGGGGTCACCTGTGAGATCACGGGCGAACCCGGTGACTGGGGTCGAAGCCCGTTCACCGGGACCCGCGGCCCGATCCAGTTTGCTGCTGACCGGGTGACCGGCTAGCTGCGGGCCTGTTCGACGGCGGCGACCAGTTTCTCGGCGAGGCTGTTGGATTTGCGCGGGATGGACAGGCTGTGTGGGTCTTCGTAGGGCGGGCGTCCGGCGTGCAGGGCGCCGCCTTTCTCTCCTGCAGGCAGGCTGCCGGGCAGCACGAATTGCACGTAGCCGTGCATGAGCAGTGTGGCTGCCTTGTAGCGGGTTCCGGTGATGTCGGTGGCCCGGATTCGCACGGGCGCCGGCTTGGGCCCTACGGGTGTTTTGGTGATAGTGACCCATTCTCCGTCGAAACTGATCGTGCCGAGCACGCCCTTGACGTCCATGTCCGCCCCCAGCGGTCGAGTTGCAGGAGGGGCTATGGCAGCACGGTTCAAGATGAAGCGCAAAGGCGTGGGTCAGCTGCTGCGTTCGCCGATGATCCAGGCGGAGATGCTGCGCCGTGCCGAGGTCATCAAGGGCGTCGCGATCGGTCTCTCGCCGGTCGACCCGAACAGCCCGCATCCCGGGCACTACAAGGGATCGTGGGAGACCGACAGCTCGGCGCGTGGGGGCCGAAGTAGGGACCGGGCGGTCGCTTACGTCCGCAACACGGCCTACTACGCGCGGTGGGTCGAGTACGGGACCGAACGGGTCCACGCCCACCACGTGCTGCTGAGGGCGGCCCAGTTGGGCGGGCGGAACTAGTGACGGCACTCGTCGATATCGAGTTGGAGCTCATCACCCGGGGCACGGTCCGTTTCCCCGACGCGGTAGTGCGGGACGAGCTCGACAACATCCTTCTCCAAGAGCTGCCGACGATCCAGATCAATCAGCTTCCCGCTGGCGACGACGACGGCATCCGCCTCGGCCGCATGCTCGTCGACATCGACGTGTACGCCGCCACCAGGGTGGACGCTATCGCCCTGGCCAGGGATGTCCATGAGTGGGTGACTGGCGAGCTGCGTGGATCGCACGGCCCGACCGTGGTGTTCGGGCGCACGGGGGCGCTCGCTCTGCCTGCTATCCGGCCCTACGAGAACACCGGTCTCCGACGGGTCGGGGCGACCTACGAGATCTTCTGTCATCCGGTCTCCTGACCGGTATTCGGGCCCGCGCCGGACCCCTTGATCCCGCCCGTGCGCGGGCTTCACTCATGTCTGGAGACAACGATGGTCAACATCACCCGCGCAGCGGATCTACTGGAGGTCGGTGCCAACGGCGCCGGCTGGACGGCACCGCTCGGTACGGCTTCGCCCGGTGACCCGGAGGTTCAGCCGCTGTCGCCGTGGGCGCCGCTGGGCGCGATCAGCGACGACGGCCTGGTGCAGGGTTTCGAGGAGGACACGCAGTCGTTCACGCCGTGGGGGTACACGGCTCCGATCCGTACCACGATCACCTCCAGCCTGCGGACGTTCGGGCTGACGGTGTGGGAGGTCGGCCGGACGACGGTGCAGTCGCTGCAGTACCGCCTGGATGTCGCCGATCTGGCGCCGGTGTCGGGTCTGACGACGTTCGCGGAGACCGCGAGTCCCGTCCCGGACCGGCGCGCGTTCTGGTTCGTCGTCCTGGACGGCGACAACTTCCAGCGGGGCTTCTACGTGCCCGAGGGGGAGATCACGGAGCGCTCGGACGTCACCCACAAGCAGGACGAAGTGGCCGGCTTCGAGTGGACGATCACGGCCTACCCGGACCTCAGCGGCAACACCGTTTACCACTTCGACCGGGTGCCGGAGACGGCCGCGTACACCGGGTCCTGAGCTGGTGGGCGGGCTGATTTCCGTCGGCGCGGGCCCGGCCCGTCCACCTTTCCCTTCTGCCCGCGCCGTGATGTGAGGAGGCCCGCGCCATGCCAGCCACCAAAGACCAGATCGACGCCGCCAAGGCCCAGGAGTCGGAGGCCGACGTCGACGACGGATACGTGACCGTGCCGCTCGCGGGCTTCGACGGCGTCAGCAAGGACGTCCGGGCTCTGCCGGCGAACCGGTGGCGTGCGTCCGCGCTCCGCTGCCTGAACAGCGGCGACTTCGACGGATTCTTCGAGCGTGTCCTGCACGAGGACGACTACGAGATCTACGAGGATCTCGACCCGACATCGGAGGGGATCGGCCGGTTCGCGGAGGCCGCGGCCCGTGCGGGCGAGGAGTCGTTGGGGAAATCCGGTGGACCTTCGCGGTCCTCTCGGAGCACGCGGAGGCGGTAGAAGCCGACCTTCTGGAGCGCGGCATCGATGTCCTCGACGTCCATCGCGGCCGGATGTCGTGGCGGCGGCTTCGCATTCTGATCCAGCATCTGCCGCCTGAGTCCCACACGATGACCGCGCTCCGTAACGCTGTGCCGGCCGAGGAACTGGCGGCGCAGGCGGAGAAGGGTGAGCCGGAGAAGGCGCGTTGGTCGCAGCAGGAGCAGCTGACTGCGTCGCTGATCGACGCGGTCCGCCGGGTCGAGTGGGTCCTGTGGTGCGTGAACACGGAGAAGAACAAGCAGCCGGACCCGCCTGAGCCGGTGCGCCGTCCGGGCGCGGGCCCGAGGAAGCAGAAGGCCCAGCTCACCGAGAAGTCCGCCGACCGGCTGTTCCACCTGCTGAATGGGGGCGCCGCGTAGGGCGTCGGGAGGAGGCTCCCGGTGCCTGCTATCTCCGTCGGCTCGGTCGAGGTCGATATCGTCCCCAACACCACGGGGATCTACGCCCGGCTCAAGACGGCCCTGGAAGAGGCCGGAGCCAAGGCGGGCAAGGATGCGGGCGAGGCCGCGGGCAAGGCCTTCGGCCCGGCCATGCAGAGCGAGATCGGTTCGATCGGACTCTCGATCGGCGAGCAGATCGGTGCTCAGATTGCCAACCGCATCAAGGATGCGGTCAAGGACGCCCTCAAGGCCGGTATCACCCTCGGCGGGCAGCAGGCGAGGCCTGCGGCGACCAGGCAGGGCGCGGATACGGGTGGTGCTTTCGCCCGGTCGCTGCGGGCGAAATTGCAAGAGGCGTTCCGCAGCATGCCGAAACTCAATGTGAGCCTCAGCGACACGGGCGTTGACGCGGATCTCGCCCGCCTGCGGGCCCGTATGGAGACGTTGTCGAACAAGACGGTCGGCATCGACATCGATGCGGCGACGGCGCGCGCTCAGGCCGCGGACATTGAGGAGCGGCTGCGTCGCCTGGGTGCGGCGCATCCGAATGTGACGGTCCGAGCCGATACGGCTCGGGCTATCGCCCAGCTGCAGGCTCTGCAGGCGCAGATCGACGAGGTGACGGCGGATCCGGCCCGGGTCCGGGTGGAGACGGACGGGACGTTCGGGCAGCGGCTGCGCGCCCAGGTGCAGGCCGCTGAGGCGTCTTTGCCGAACATCAATCTGCGCGCCGACTCGTCTGCGGCCGAGGTAGAGATTGCCCGACTGCGGGCGCAGTTGACGGCGCTGCGGGATGTTCGGATCGGCGTCGACATGGATGCCGCGACGGCGACGGCCCGTATCGAGGCGATCCAGGCCCGGCTTCAGTCGCTGGCTTCGTCGGACGCCGACGTCGCGATCCGTGTGGACACGGCTGCCGCGGCTGCGCAGTTGGCGGCGATCCAGGCTGCGGTGAATCGTCTGGACGGCCAGACGGCCAGCGTGAACGTGAACGTCAGCGGTATGCAGTTGCTGGTGACGGCGGCGCTTGCGTTCGGCCCGGCGATCATTCCGGCGTTGCCGGTGGTGGCGGCCGGCCTGGGCGCGGTGATGGCTGCGGCGACAGCTGCTGGGGCGGGCATCGGAGGGATTGCTCTGGTCGCTGCGCCCGCGTTCAAGGGCATCGCCAGCGCGCTGCAGGCGCAGAAGTCTGCCCAGGATGCGGCGGCGAACTCCACATATAAGGGCGGTGCCGCGTCGTCGCAGGGCGCCAGGCAAGCCCTGTCTGCCGCTGGCGCCCAGCAGTCGCTGGCGACGGCGCACCGCAATGCGGCCAGGCAGATCTCTCAAGCGGAGCAGGCTGTCGGGGATGCGGTCCGGAATGCGGCGGATGCGAACCGTCGGGCGGCCGAGCAGGTCACTCAGTCGCGGCGCGCTCTGGCGGACGCGGTGCAGCAGGCCGCAGACCGGCAGCGTGATGCGGCGGCTCGCGTCGTGGATGCGGAGAGGTCTCTCGCAGATGCGCAGCGCACCTCCCGGCAGGCTCAGGCCGATCTGACGCAGGCCCGCCGCGAGGCTGCGGATGAGCTGCGGGAGTTGTCGGACCGAGTGGCGGGCGCCCAGCTCAGTGAGCGGGATGCGGCTCTGTCGGTGCAGGAGGCAGAGGTCCGTCTGCGCCAGGTGAAGGCGCAGGGCAGCAAGGCCTCGGTGATTGAGCAGCAGCGTGCCCAGCTTGCCTACGACCAGGCTGTGCAGCGGCTGAAGGAGCAGCAGCAGGAGACGAAGGATCTCTCGGCGGAGAAGAAGGCCGCGGACAAGGCGGGCGTCGAGGGGTCGGAGACGGTCCGGGACGCGCAGCAGCGGATCGCGGATGCGGACCAGGCGGTCGCCGATCAGCAGAAGGGTCTGGCGAAGGCGCGGCAGGAGCAGCAGCGGGCTGCGGTGCAGGGTGCTCAGGGCATCGCCGAGGCGCAGGCGCGGGTGGCGGAGGCGCAGAGGAACGTCACCCGTACTCAGGAGGATGGGGCGCGCAGTGTTGCGCGGGCGCAGGAGAATCTGGCGGCGGCTCAGCAGTCGGCGGCGGATTCGATTGCGTCGGCGCAGCGGCAGATCGCGTCGTCGTCGTTGTCGGCGGCAGGCGGCATCGATCAGGCTGCGGTCGCGCAGGCGAAGTATCAGGCTGAGCTGGCCAAGCTGACGCCGAGCGCTCGGGACACCTTCGACGCCTTCGTTGATCTGCGGTCGGCTTTCGGTTCGTGGTCGAAGTCGCTGCAGCCGAAGGTCATGCCGATCTTCACGCGGGCACTGAACGGGATGCGGCGCGCTCTGCCCGGGATTACTCCGTTCGTGAAGGAGGCAGCCGGCGCTATCGGCGACCTGCAGGACCGGGCGTCGCGGGGCTTCAAGTCGCCGTGGTGGAAGACGTTCAAGAAGGATCTGCGGGGCTCAGTGCGGCCCGCGATCATCGGGCTGGGTGTGTCCTTCGGCCGTGTCTTCAAGGGCATGGGCGGGATCATGCAGGCCTTCTTCCCGCACATGGATTCGATCTCTGATCGGATGCGGCGGATCACGGGCCGGTTCGCGAAGTGGGGCACGGGTCTGAAGGGCTCTCCGGAGTTCGAGCGGTTCCTGTCGTACTCGTCGGAGATGGGTCCGAAGCTGGCGGAGGCGCTCGGCAAGATCGGCGGCGGGTTCCTTTCGGTGAGTCAGGCCTTGTCGCCGCTGTCGGGTCCGCTGCTGGCTTTTCTGGGCGGTTTGGCGGAGGCCATCGGTATCGTCGCCGAGCACGCGCCGTGGTTGGTGCAGGGCATCTGGCTGGCGATCGTGGCGATGCGGGTGTGGACGATCGCTCAGTGGGCGCTGAACGCGGCCATGAGCGCGAACCCGATCACGTTGATCATCATCGGGATCGTTGCGCTCGTCGCCATCGGGATCTACGCCTTCAACAAGTTCCCCTGGTTCCGCGACCTGGTGCTGAAGGCCTGGGAAGGGATCAAGACGGCCTCGCTGTGGTTGTGGAACACAGTGCTCAAGCCGTTCTTCGCCTGGTTCGGTCAGATCATGGTCTGGCTGTGGCAGCGGATCATCAAGCCGTACATCGGGTTCCTGATCGCGTACTGGAAGACCGTCGCGCAGGTCGCGGTATGGCTGTGGAACACGGTGCTGAGCCCGTTCTTCGTGTGGTTCGGCGGGATAGTCGTCTGGCTCTGGCAGAAGATCATCAAGCCGTACATCGGCTTCCTCATCGCCTACTGGCGGAAGGTCGCCGACGTCGCCATCTGGCTGTGGAAGACCATCCTCGCCCCGGCCTTCCGCGGCATCGGTTCCATCATCGCGTGGTGGTGGACGAACATCGTCAAGCGGTACTTCGGGTTCGTCCGAGGCGCGATCAGTGTGCTCGCGGACGCCTTCAGGTGGCTCTACAACAAGGCCATCAAACCGGCGTGGAACTCCATCTCCAGCGTCATCAGCGGCGTCTGGACCCGCGGTATCAAACCGGCCTTCAACGCCGTGAAGACCGCAGTCGGGAAAGTCGCGGACGCCTTCGACGCTGCCCGAGCGGCAATCAAAATCGCCTGGGACAAACTCAAGGGCATCGCGAGGACACCGGTCCAGTACGTCGTCGACGTCGTCTACAACAACGGCATCCGCGGCGTCTGGAACAAGGTCGCCGGCGCCTTCGGGGCGAAGAAGCTCGACAAGTTCAAGTTCGCCGCTGGCGGCGTCATGCCTGGCTACACGCCTGGTCGTGATGTCCACAAGTTCGTCTCCCCGACGGGCGGCGCGCTCGAACTGTCCGGCGGCGAGGCCATCATGCGGCCCGAGTTCACACGGGCTGTCGGCTCCGGCTTCGTCGGCGCCATGAACTCGATCGCCAAGTCCCGCGGCGCGCAGGGCGTCAAGGCCGCTCTGGCTCCGGTGTTCGGCGGCAACCCGACCACACACACCGACACGTCGCTGCGGTATGCGAACGGCGGCGTGGTGCAGCGGTTCGAGGACGGCGGCATCTTCGGTTGGATCGGCTCGGCGGCCTCAAAGGCTGCCGGCGCCGGGTCGGCGGCATGGAATGGGATCAAGGCGACGACCGGATGGCTGAGCGACTCCCTGGAGGAGTCGGCGCGGGCCGGAGTGAAGAAGGTCGTCGACCCCCTGCTCAAGTCGTTCCCCGGCATGGACACCGGCTTCGGCCGCATGATCCGCAAGGTTCCCAACCGGATCATCGACGCGCTGTTCGGCTACACCAAGCAGGCCGACAAGAAGGGCGGCGGCGGGATCGGCGGCCCGAAGATCCAGGCCGCCACGAAGTGGGCGAAAACGCAGAACGGCCTGCCGTACCAGTGGGGCGGCAACGGCAACCCCAGCTGGGACTGCTCCGGCTTCATGTCCGCGATCGAATCTGTGATCCGGGGCCAGAAGCCGCACCGCAGGTGGAGCACCCACGCGTTCAACGGCGGCACACCGCCCGGCTGGGTGAAGAACGGCAACTCCGCCTTCCGCGTCGGCATCACACACGCCGGTGTCGGCCACACCGCGGGCACCGTCGGAAAGACGAAAGTGGAGTCGCGCGGCGGTGACGGCGTGGTCGTCGGGAAGCGGGCCCGCGGCTACAACGACCGCCTGTTCAGCAGCTGGTACGGGTTCATGCCCGGGAAGTACGACTCGGGCGGCTACCTGCAACCGGGCCTCAACCTCGCCTACAACGGGACGGGCAGGCCGGAGCCGGTGTTCACGACGGCGCAGGCCAACGCGCTCACCTCGATGGCCGGCCGCGGCACAGCTGCGGGTCCCGCCTCGTTCGAGGGCGACCTGTACCTCGACTCCGGCGAATGGCTCGGCCGGGTCCGCGGTGAGGCGCAACAGGTGGTGGACCAGAACAACGGGCAGCTGCTGACAGCCCTCGGGGCACGGCCGACAAGGAGGTGACCTGTGGCGATCCCCGGGAACTTCCTGTCGGTGACGACCGAGACGGTTGACCCGAACACGTCCGGCTGGGCGGCCAAGCTGAACTGCACGCTCACGCTGGGCACGGGCGGCCGAAGCGGTGACGGCTGCGTGCAGATGAAGTCTGTGGCGGCGGGGGAGATGCAGGCCCGCACCTACTCCTCCTACGCCGTCACCCCGGCGGAAACGTACTGGGCGTTCGCGGACGCCAGCGGAACATCGGTCCCTGAGCGGATCGGTATCCGCTGGCTGAACGCCTCCGGTACGGAAATCTCGATCACCTGGTCGCTGACCACGGCGGCGGCTTCGGCGTCGTGGCATCGCATCTCGGTCGGAGGCGTGGCGCCGGTGGGGGCGGCTCGCGCGCAGGTTCTGGTGTCCGCGACGGCGGGAGCGGGCAACCAGAACACGTTCTTCGAGAACGTGTACCTGGGCTATCCGCTGCGGTTCGCCCTCAACCTGCTCAGCTTCGACGCGGAGCAGTTGGAGATCAACGGGGCGGCGTGGGCGGCCGAGACGAACTGCAGCCTGTCTCGTACCGCGCCCGTCGTGTCCTGGCCCGAGTACTGGTACTACGCAGGCGGAGAAGTCCTCACCCTGACGGTGACGGCGAACGGCAACGCCTCCGCGCTGTGCGTGGAGCGGCCCGCGGTCGAGCCGGGTACGGAGTATCTCGGGTACGCGTACATCAACCCCCCGACGTCCGGGTCGTCGTGCTGGATCGAGCTGCGGTTCTACAACGGGGCCGGCACTCAGATCCAGGCCACCCGATCCGTTCTGGCGGCTCCGGGAACGGGCTGGTACCGGCAGATAGCGTCGGCGGTCGCGCCGTCGGGCGCGGCCTCCGCCTCCCTGGCGATCGGCATCACCTCGGGTACGGCCGCGCAGGTGGTGCGTACAGAGGGCATCGTTCTGAAAGTCCGGACCACGACGACGATCAGCAGCATCCCCGAGCCCAGCGTCGTCCTGTACGCGGACTCGGGGTTCGAGCAGGGTGTGGGGCAGTGGACGGTGCCGTCCGGTGTGGCGACGATCGCCCGGTCGACGCCGTGGGGCGCCCAGATGTTCGTCGAGACGTACAGCCTGACCGTCACCAGCAGCACCGCTACCGCCAGCACGATCCGATCCGGTCAGTACGCGGTGACCGGCGGCGTCAACTGGCGGCTCTCGGCTGGGGCGAAGCGGACCGCGGGCGGTTGGACGCTCGCAGCATCAATCCGCTGGCTGGACGCCGGGAGCAGTCTCATCTCCACCACATCGAGTGTCGCGGCAGGAATCCCGTCCGACGGTCTCTGGTACGTCCTCCAACAGGACTTCACGGCCCCGGCCAACGCCGCGTTCGCGCAGATCGACTACACGCTGACAGCAACATCCGGAAGCAGCACCCTGCAACTGGATGAGATCGAACTGCTGCAGGTGCTGCCGGCCACGGCCGTCACCGTGGACGATGCGACGGCGTCTGCACAGCTGACTCTGCGGGAGATCAACACATCGCACCTGATGACCGTGTACCGGGTGCTCGCCGACGGCGCCAGGACGCTGGTGCGTGGCCCATCCGGGCTGATCGACCAGCTCGACGCCGACGCCGACACGTACATCGTCACCGACTACGAGGCGCCCCTTGGCGTTCCGTTCTCCTACCGCATCGAGTTCTACAGCTCGTCCACGGGCGCGCTGGCGGCCTGGCGGACGACCAGCGTGTTCACCCTCGACCCGGGCGACATCAACTACGCCTGGCTGAAGGACCCGCTGAGACCGCAGCTCAACCGCCGGGTGCTGGTGAAGCAGGCGCCGGACTGGCAGCAGCCGATCGAGCAGAGCGTTATGCGGCTGGCCGGGCGGCAGAACGCAGTGGTGTTGTCGCGGATCCGATCGGGTCGCGAGGGCTCGCTGACGGTGTGGACGCAGTCGGACGATGAACGCGAGTCCCTTCGATTCCTCATGGCGACGGGCAACGTTCTGCTGTGGCAGTCGGCGCCCGGCATGGGCGAGCCGGATGTGTACGTGTCCGTCGCGCAGACCTCGTTCCCGCGGGTTTCCTCGTATGCGCCGGAGGGCTGGCGGGAGTGGCAGCTGCCGCTGACGGAGGTCGACCGGCCGACGGGCGGCACGTTGGGCTCGGCTACCTGGACGGTCCGCGACGTGGGCATTGAGAACGCCAGCGTCCTCAGCCTGATCAGCCGCTATGCGACCGTCTTGGACCTGGCGCTCGACCAACGCACCGGGGGTTGAGAGGGGGCGTTCGTGTATCCCGTCCCCTCTGCCCGGTTCCTGCCGGCGCTGCGCGAGTCTCACGTCCCGTACACGCAGGTGCAGCTGCTGCGGAGTGACGGCGTTGTGCAGTCCCTGGATCACACGGACGGCAGCGTGACCGTCGACCGCGGCAGTGCGGTCCGCCGCACCTGCACGGTCACCGTGCCCGACACGAGCCTGATCCCGATGACCCCGTCCGGGCAGATGGCCATCTACGGCGGCAGGCTGTTGATCCGGCGGGGCATCATCTACGGAGACGGCACCGCCGAAAGCGTGCCGCTGGGCCTGTTCCGGATCGACTCCATCGAGGGCGATCCGACGCTCGGCCCCGTCACCATCAACGGATCCGGCCTCGAAGCCGTCCTGGCCGACGACAAGTTCCTCGCCCCGTACAGCACACGCGGCGCAACCGCGGCGGTCACGGCGATCACAGGACTGATCCAGGATTCGATGCCAGACGCGGTCGTAGTGAACCGGGCCAGCGACGCGACGCTCGGCACGATGACGTGGGATACGCAGGGCGACCGGTGGGCGGCCGTGCAGGAGTGCGCCACCGCGATCGGCGCCGAGGTGTACGCGGACGCCGACGGCCAGTTCATCATCGCCGAGCTCCCCGACATGCTGACCGCCGCAGTCGCCTGGGATATCGATGCTGGCGCGGACGGCGTCCTCATCTCCGCGAACCGGTCGTTCTCCCGCGAGGGCATGTACAACGTGGTCGTCGCCTCCGGGGAGAACGCCGAAGACAATGCGGTGCCCGTGTCGGCCACCGCCTCGGACACTGATCCGACCAGCCCCACCTACGTATCCGGGCCGTTCGGCAGGGTGCCCAAGTTCTACTCATCGGCCACCCTCATCAACTCTGGGCTGGCCCAGGGCGCTGCGGCGAAGCTGCTGCGGGACGCCCTCAAGCCGACCGCCACCGTGTCGCTGACCTCCCTGCCCAACCCGTGCCTGGAGCCGGGCGACGTGCTGCGCGTCACCTACGAGGACGGCCAGCGCGAACTCCAGCAGATCCAGTCGTTCTCGATCAGCCTCGGCCTCGACTCGATCACCATCGCCACCATCGGCGGAAAGCAGGACACCTGATGACCGGCCCCCTGAACGTGGCCGCCGCCATCGCCGCCGCCGCCACCCAGGCAGGCCGAGACGACCCGGATGTACGCCGCGCCGATGTACGCACCGGAACGGTCACCGCAGTTGGTGCCGCAGGAACCGTCGATGTGGGGGATGTACGGGCCCGCCGCCTGGAGTCGTACCAGCGCCCGACCGTCGGCGACCAAGTACTGCTCGTCCAGGGCGGCACCGGCAACTGGTGGGCAGCGGGCCGGACCGCCACCGCAGCGTCACCGCTCGGCGAACCGCTCTACAAGTACAAGACCGCGCCCACAGACCGCGCCAACACAACCACCTTCGCCGACGACCCCGACCTCACCATGCAACTCGACGCCACAGCCGTGTACGTCGTCGAGTTCCACCTGTTCGTCGGCGGACCGTCCGCCGGCCTCATGGTCACGGCTTGGACCACCCCGGCCAGCGCCGGAGGCCTCAAAGGCGTCCACGGGCCCGGCTCGGCCGCCACCGATACCGCAGCAGACAACATCAGCATGCGGGCCGGCTCCCACGGCTTCGGCACGACCATCACCTACGGCCGCCGCAACACCAACACGAACCTGCTGTACGCCATCGAAACCGGGGTCGTGACCACCACGACCGCCGGCACATGCGCTCTGTCGTGGGCGCCGTCCGCGTCGAACGCCACAGCCACCCGGATGGGCCTCGGCTCGTGGATGCGCGCCACCCGACTCGCATAGGAGACCGCATGGCCCTGCAGTGGAGCACCCCCAGCCCGCCCGAGTTCCCTGTCCTGCCGGCCAACGTGGACGTGTCCGCGACGAAAGACCTCGGGGACGGCAACAGCGTGTTCCTGACCGCACAGATCAGCATCGGCGTCGAAGGACCGACCCCGACCGAGGAGACGGTCCTCGAATGGCTGGGCGTCCTCTACAGCGCCCTGAAGGCAGACGAGTGGACCGCGGATCTGCGGTTCGAGGAGACCTCGGTGTCGCGGCGCTTCGTCGAGGAAGCCGAGGAGGCGTAGCCGATGCCGATCACAGACAACTACGGGCAGGCCATCGCCGCCCTGGACTACGGCGACCTGCCCGATCTCAAAGTGATGGGCGACGGCCTGCTGCTGATGGTCGGGCAGACGGTGATGCGGTTCGCCACCGCCTCCACCCGCAACGCCACCCTCACCTCCCCGGTCGCGGGCATGACGGCATGGCTGAACAGCGAAAAAACCCTCACCGTCTACGACGGCACCGCCTGGGTCGCGATCGCTTCCGGCACCCAGGCGTGGACAAACGTCACCCTGGCCGCCGGCTTCTCGAACAACGGCAACAGCAACGGGAACCTGCAGTACCGGGTCGTCAACCTCTTCGGTGAGAGCACGCTGATGCTCCGCGGCGGCGTCAACGTCACCTACTCCGGCTCACCGTCGGTGATCGCGAACGGTGGCGTCATCACAGGCACGCCGCTGCCGGCCGCCGCACGGCCCACCTCGCTCCGCTCCCTGACCGGCGCATGCTCCACCACGAACTCGGATGTCCTGTCAGTGAAGCTGGACATCGCCACGGACGGCCACATTCAGATCGTCGGCACGACCTCGTCGACCGCCAACCCCAAGATCCAGCCGCCGTGGGTCTCCTTCAACGGCGTCTTCTGCAGCCTGTGAGGAGGCGGTCGTGGCCACTCTGTGCAAGCTGTACCGCGGAGACAAACCGCAGTTCATCCTGCCGAACACGTGGACGCTGCTCACCTACGAGAAGATCATCAGCAACGACCGGTACATGGCGCGCGACTACTGCCTGATCATGCCGCCGTTCGACGGCGACTTCCTGTGGTCCCGCAACCTCCGGTGGGCTGCGATCACCGCCCCCGACGGCGATCTCAGGCCCCGGCAGTTCATGTCCCGCTTCATCCGCGACCCGCACGGCATCCGCGACGACACCGGCGCAGACGACCGCACGGCCACCCCCGGCCGCTCCTGGCAGACCGTCACCTGGCCGTTCGCCGGGCAAACCGGCCAGCCCGTCGGCGTCGAGGTATGGCACGACCACACCGAACCCTGGGCCGTCGAACACGCCCAGTTCGTCGGCATGACCTGCGACTACTAGACAGAGGAAGGGGCCCGCGCCATGGCCAAAACAGGCCCGCAGAAGATCCCAGGCGCATCGCAGACGTACTTCTATGGGACGGGCGGCTACTCCGGCTCCGACATGGAAGTGAACTGCGGCGTCGTCCACACAACCGAAGGCCGAACCCTCCCCAGCTACAACAGCGGAGCCCTCGCCCCGACCGTGACCGGCGTCCCGGACATCGCCGCCAAGAAGATCCGCTGGTACCAGCACTACGACGTCGACGAATCCGCCCGCGCCCTCGCCAACAAGCTCGGCGGCGTCGAAACGAACACCGCCAACACCTTCCAGATCGAACTCGTCGGCACGTGCGACGCCACCAAGGCCACCGACTGGAGCGGCAAGAAGGCCGACGTCGACTACATCTACTGGCCGGCCGCCCCCGACTGGGCGCTCGCCGAGGTCGCCTGGCTGGTTCGCTGGCTCAACACCAACCACGGCATCCCGCTGACCTGCGTCAAAGACTGGCTCGCCTACGGGCAGGACTCCCGTCGGCCCGGCATCACCCCCGCTTCCTACGGGGCAAGCCCGGCCCGTATGACCTTCTCCCAGTGGCAGGCATTCAAAGGCTGGTGCGGCCACCAGCACGTCCCCGAGAACGACCACGGCGACCCCGGCTCCATGGACTTCGCCCGCGTCATCCAACTCGCCAAGGGCGAGGCCAAGGAGGAAGAAATGCCGCTGACCACCGACGACGTCAAGAAGGTCTGGACGACCGACAACATCATCGGCGTACCCGCCGACTGGTCCCCCGGAAACGACGCCTGGACAGCCGCATCGCTCCTCATTGACCAGGGGAAGCGGCTCCGCTCCCTCCAGACGGACCTGAAGGCGCTCACCGCGATGAACGGCGAACTTGTGAAGGCCGTGAGCACCCTGGCAGCCGGCATCGGCGACCTGGACCCGGCCGCGATCATCGCCGAACTGAAGGCGTCGATCGAAACCGTCACCATCCACCTCGACGCCGACGGCGCCTGAACAGAAGTGAGAAGACCATGAAGCTCTTCGGCCGCGAGCCGGTAGTAGTGCTGAACACCCTGGCCGCCGTCCTCGGACTCGTCGTCAGCCTCGGCGTCACGCCGCTCACAGCAGAGATGGCAGGTGCCATCGTCGGCATCGCCACCGCCATCCTCGGCGCGATCGCCGCCGCGATGACCCGCCCGATCGCCCCTCAGGCCTTCACCACCGTCGTCGCCGCAGGCGCCGTCCTCGTCGGCACGTTCGGCTACGAGGTGTCGCAGGAGACCATCGGCGCCATCAACACCGTCGTCCTCGCCGTGCTGACACTGCTGACCCGCGTCCAAGTCTCGCCGGCGAGCCCGTCCGCCCCGCGGGGGGTGTAGGTGCCGCGCCGGGTGGTCCGGCGGCTGGGCGTCATGCTGGGGCGCCGCGGTGCGATCCTCCTCTGCTACGGCGCCGTATGGGCCCTGTACGGGTACGCACAGATCGCATCCCCGCCACCCGACCAACGCGGACTGCAGCCGCTGCTCCAGCTGATGCCGCTCGACGTGTGGGGCGGGCTGTGGATGGCGGCCGGCGTACTGGCGATGGTGGCCGCATGGCTGCCGACGGGCCGTGACTGGCCTGCCTATCCGGCGCTGCAGTTGGTGGTACTGCCTTGGATGGGCTGCTACCTGGCAACGTGGGCGATAGGCGACTATCCGCGGGGATGGATCGCCGCTGCAGTGTGGGGGCTGATCTCGGTGCCGGTTTGGGTCACGGCGGGATGGCCCGAGCCGCCCCGCATCAAGAGAGTGAGCAGCGCATGACGGTGGACACCTGGATCCAGGCTGGGTTGGCGCTGGTGGGTACGGCAGGCGGTGTGGTGGCGGCCCGGTCTGCGCGGCGCACCAAGCGACAGGAACGGCGGGATGATTTCACCGAGATCAAGAAGGCGCTGAACGAGCGGATCGACGACCTCAAGGAAGACGTTGTCGGCCAGCAAGCTCAGATCACTGGCCAGCAGGAGCAGATCAACGGGCAGGGTGCGGCGATCTCGTGGCTCGTCGTCGACCGCCGCGGCCTCGTCTCCTACATTCGCCAAGCAGGGTTGGAGCCGCCAGCGCCGCGCCCGATCCCCCATCGGGCCCGCCCTTACCTTGAGCACATCGAGGTGTGAGAACTGGAGTACGAATGCCCGACGTCATTCCTGTACAGTCGCGCTTCGATGCCAGCGTCGGCGACTCCGGCACCCTTGAGCAGATGGGCCGCATCGGTCTGCAACCCGTGCCCTCGCCGCGGCCCGAACCGGGCAGTCGGCCAGACCCTGCCGACGAAGCGGAGAAAGCGGCGCTCACGGCAGCCCTCGGCGAGGCCGGCGTCACCGCGACCGCCGGCGATCACGCTGCAGTGCAGGCCCTCGCCGTCCTCGACCCGGCCACAGTCGAGGCCGTCACGCGCTGGCTCAAGACCAAGAAGGACAAGCCCGAGACTCCGGGCGGCAAGTAAAGGACCGAACAATGCAGGAAGAGACCGTCGAGCAGCCGCCGTTCTGGCTGTCACCCAGACCATTCATCGAGCCCGACCTGCCACCACCGCCCAACGACGACGGTGAATGAACGACGCCCAGCCCCCGCCCTGCTTCGGCAGGGCGGGGGCGTTCTGTCGTTTGGGGCGGGAGTTCAAGCAATCGTCTGGACAGGTAACTGCTCATACCGGTTACAGTGGGTCCACAACTTCATGCACCTCCCGGTGCGCAGGCCCGCGGCTACTTCTTTGGAAAAGTTCTGCCGCAGGTCGACTTGATCTCGGGAGGCACAGCATCGGGGGTGCCCGGTGCGCAGGCAGCGGATACTTCTCCTGCTAAGAGAGAGACCCGGGTTCGAATCCCGGCCGCCGGTCCAGGGGACCGGAGGTAGCTCAGTGGCCCAGAGCGCTTTGTCTCCGCAGCCGACCTTGATCTCGGGCACCCCACTGCTGAACCTCCCCTCCAAGTGAGGGGCTTTCTCTTGTCTCGCTTCAATCAGCGCGGCGCTCGTCCCGCCGTCCACTCACCCGTGACCACGACCGGGGAGCAGACCGTCACCCACGAAGGCGCCACCGGGCGCCTCCGCGACGCGAGGGGCGAACTCTTTCTCCTCGCCGTCAGCAACTTTGTCGGCCAGGATGCCTTCTACGAGAAGGGAGGCGACCGCGACGACCGGTACACCCAGCTCGTCCGGCAGCTCGCCGTCGAAGACCCCGCGTGGACCGTCGGCCTGCTCGGCTGGCTCCGCGGTGAAGGCAACATGCGGAGCGCCTCCCTCGTCGGCGCCGCCGAGTTCGTCAAAGCCCGCCTCGACGCGGCAGCCGCTGGAGACCTCGTACCGGACGTCGGCGCCGAGAACGCCAACGGGGGAGGCTGGAACCGGCAGGTCATCGCCGCCGTCCTCCAACGCGCCGACGAGCCGGGGGAGATGCTCGGCTACTGGACCAGCAAGTACGGACGGAAGCTGCCCAAGCCAGTAAAGCGCGGCATCGCCGATGCGGTTCAGCGCCTCTACTCCGAGCGCAGCCTGCTCAAGTACGACACCGACTCCAAGGGCTACCGATTCGGCGACGTCCTCAACCTCGTCCACGCCAGCCCGGATTCCAGCAAGGCCTGGCAGGGCTACCTCTTCCAGCACGCCCTCGACCGACGCCACGGCAACGCCGATGAGATCCCGGAGCCGCTGAAGCTTCTGCGGCGGCGTAGTGAAATTCTCGCCTGGCCCGTCGAGGAACGGCGCAAGATGCTCGAGCACCACGACCTTGCGCCGACCTTCGAGGCCGCTGGGATGACCTGGGAGGCGCTGGCCGGCTGGCTGCAGGGTCCGATGGATAAGGCCGCTTGGGAGGCGATGATTCCGTCCATGGGCGTAATGGCTCTCGCGCGGAACCTGCGGAACTTCGACGAGGCCGGAGTCTCCGACTCGGTGGCCGCGCAGATCTGCGCACGGTTCGCTGACCTGGAGCAGGTCGCCAAGTCCCGCATGTTCCCGTTCCGCTGGTGGGCCGCCTACAAGCACGCCCCGTCGCTGCGGTGGGCTCACGCCCTGGAGCAGGCTCTCAACCACTCGCTCGCCAACGTGCCCCAGTTGAAGGGCAGCACACTGATCCTGGTCGACCGGTCGCCGTCGATGTTCCCCGGCTACATGTTCTCCACCCCGAACCAGTCGGACATCCCTCTCGCAGAGCAGGCCGCGGTCTTCGGCTCCGCGCTCGCCCTCCGCGCCGAGAAGCCGACCCTCGTCGAGTTCGGCGGCCAGTCCAAGCAGTTGGACGTTTCCAAGGGCGGCAGCGTCCTCAAGCTCATCGAGCAGTACGGGCAGATCGACGGCACCGACATCCCCACCGCTGTCAAACAGCACTGGTTCGCCCACGACCGCATCGTCATCGTCACCGACGAACAGACCCGTCCCGGATGGCTCCCCTCCAACATGCACGGCCATGGCGGCATGCGGGAGACGGCCATCGACGACCTCGTACCGAGGACGACGCCCGTGTACGTCTGGAACTTCGCTGGCTACAAGCCTGGAGTGATGCCGAGCGGGACAGCCGGACGGCACTGCTTCGGCGGTCTCACCGATGCAGCCTTCCGCATGATTCCGCTCCTCGAAGCCGGCCGCGACGCCAAGTGGCCTTGGACCACAGAGGCGTCCTGACCCGAACGGCAACGCCCCCGCTCCTCACAGCATCTGCGGTGGGGGAGCGGGGGCGTTCTGGCGTGCTCGAGCGCAGGGACACGCACCGACTCTTTACCAAGCCGTTACCGGACCTGCGGTAGGCCGCTAGATCCCCGCACGCACACGCGTCCCTATAGGGGTGCGTGTAACCAGTTTGCGGGGGATTGCGAGCAATGCGAGGAACAGGGCAGCATCAGAACCCGCCCCAACCAGCCGCCCGCGCCGAGGAGTTCACCCATGGCCCGCACCCCAGCCCGCCGCGCACCTCGACCGCGAACCGAAAGCCCGCCGGTCGCCCCTGGAACTCCGGTCGAGATCCGACTCGTCGGCTACGAGACGGACGTACAGCGCCTGGTCGCCGCCATGCAGCAAGCCGCCGAGGGCGCAGCTGGCGCCGTCTCGTACCGACCCAGCAGGTACACCCCGGGCGCCCTCCGCGCCTACCTCACCCTCGTCATCCCGCCCGCCCAGGAGCAGCCATGACCACCACCTACCAGGACCTGCCCGTCTACAGCACCGGCAGCGCCCCCGCCCAGCTCATGACCCGCGCTCAACTCCGGAACGCCGGCCGCCGCCTGCGGCCGGGGCAGAAAGCTCGCCCGCGGGCGTGGCTGTACTGCATGCCCCGCCACCACCACGCCCCGCTCTACGTCCTCGAGCAGACCACCGCGCAGCTCAAGTCGACCCCGGCTCAACTCGCCGCGCTCGCCGCCGGACGCGCGACCTGGTGGAAGCAGCGCGCGTGCCCGCACTGCGACGGCATCCACAAGGGCTGGTGCGATCAGGAGTTGATGGCGATGTGGCGCGCCGACCGCGACGCTGCATCGAAGTGGGCGCGGCAGGTTCTCGACGACCCGGCCAGCGTCATCCTGGACACGGAAACCACTGGCCTTCACGACGGAGCGCGCATCGTCGAGATCGCCATCCTCAATATCGACGGGACAGTTCTCCTCGAGAGCCTCGTCAACCCGGGCGTACCCATCCCGGCCGAAGCGACCCGCATTCACGGCATCACCGACGCTGCGGTGTCGACGGCCCCCACCTTCAGCGACCTGCTGTTGCCGCTCACCGAAGCTCTCCACGACCGCAAGGTAGTCATCTACAACCGGGACTTCGACAAACGCCGCCTGGCCGTCGGCCTCCACCACCACTACAGCGCCCGCTACGCGAACCTGGAGAAGCCCCGCCACGGCCAGCGGCGCATCCACCCGGCAGCACGCGCCTGGCTCGCCGCACAGACCTGGGAAGACTGCGCCATGCAGGCCTACGCCGAATGGTGCGGGGACTGGACGTGGGATTACGAAGCGCGCGACGGTGAACCGCTGTACCGGCAAGGCGACTACCGGTGGCATCCCCTACCCGGCGCCGGGCATCGCGCGGCCGATGACTGCCGGGCCGTCATTGAGGTGCTCGGGGAGATGGCGGCTAGCGCATAACGTTCCCTTATGTGCTGCCGGAACGGCGACGCCCCGACTCTCCGTCGAGGGAGAGT